ATGATAGAAATATACGGAAAAGAACCATGTCCTTTTTGCGATAGAGCAATACAACTCTGCCAGAAAAAAGGATTAGAATACACATACAAAAGTTTAGGTAAGGATTTTACAAAAGAAGATTTATTAGAAAAGTTTCCATTTGCAAGAACATTCCCGCAGATTAATATCGATGGTGAATATTGCGGTGGATATACTGAGCTCTCTGAGCGTATAGACTAGTGGAGCATACAATCGACTGCGAATTCTGCTTTAACCGTACAGTGATAAAAGTGGAGGATGATCAGGTCATTCCTATTTACTGCCCAATGTGTGGAGAAACTCCAGAGATAGAATCCGACGAAGAGGAGCTTTTATTTGATTCATAAATACTATTATGGATTGGATATATAAAGGTAAAACATTCGTACCACCAGAAGACTTCGCACCTGAAAAGATGTACGGATTTATCTATCAGGTAACTAACACGGTTAACGACAAAAAGTATATTGGTAAGAAATTCTTTTGGAGTAAAAAAACTCTCCCACCTTTAAAAGGTAAAACAAGAAAGAGAAGATCAATAATAGAATCTGATTGGCGTAAGTATTGTGGTTCTTCTAAGAACCTTACAGAAGATATAGCTGAAATAGGATTAGATAAGTTCCACAGAGAGATACTTTATATTGGTAAGATGAAAGGTGAACTAGCCTATATGGAAGCTAAGCTCCAATTTGATCATGAAGTATTGCTTAGAGATGATTATTATAACGGTATAATAAACATTAGACTAGGTTCAAATAGTGTAAACATATTGAAATAAAAGGTTTACATCCCCTTTGTTTTATGGTATAATACACCTATGACAAAAAAAGATAATATCATTCAATTTCCTACCCCGGAACAAGTCACACAAAAACAAGCAGAAGAGATGATTGCATTAGCATCGGATGAATGCAATGGGTTATCCCAGCACTTATGTGATGTATTAGTCGAAGAGATAGTAGAAACATCAGATTACTTTTCAGATGCAAACTTCTTTGACGAGAAAGAACAAGAATCAAGAGATCTATATGTTGTAACAAATTTAATAAATGCAATGTTATTAAGACATATAGAAATACCCCACGAATTACAAAGATCATTAGATAAGCTTTATGTTAAAATTAAGCAGATGGCTCAACTACCAAATACTGAATTTGAATTAGATTTCGGTGATGACTGCGAGATAGAATTTATACCAGATTTCGATTTAAACCCAGAAGAAGATGATGACTAGAGTTTCGTCACAATCACGTGAACAATGCAAAAAAAAGGTTTACAAACGACCTAAACTATGGTATAATAGTACCTATATTAAAATAAGGAGTAATATATGATTCACAGTTTACCAACCCTCTTTAAAAGAGATTCAAATAAAAATGTCCGCGAATGGACAATTCAATATATGGGACCAATTAACCCAGGGATAAGAACTGTTTCTGGAATTGTTAATGGCAAATTAGTAGAGAGTGGATGGAATAAATCTACTGCTAAAAACGTAGGTAGATCTAATGCTACCACGGATGAAGAACAAGCTATGGCAGAAGCTAAAGCTAAATGGGATATAAAATTAGAAGCAGAATACTTTGAAAATATATCTCAGATAGATTCATACGATAAATTTAAACCACAGTTAGCAAGAGATTATACTAAGTTACCACAAGACCATGGCTATAGCCAACCTAAATTAGACGGTATTAGATGTATTGCTAGAATAGATGGATTATATACTAGGGCAGGTAAAGCTATTACCACTTGTGATCACATACACGAAACTTTAAAACCAGTGTTTGATCAATACCCAGAAATTATATTAGATGGTGAATTATATAACCACGAACTAAAAGCAGACTTTAATAAAATAACTTCTTTAGTTAGAAAGGTAAAACCTTCTAGTCTAGAAAAAGAAGAGTGCTATAAGCTAGTTCAATATCACATATATGATTGTATCGATGCTACGTTTCCAGACTGGTCGCTTATGCATAGATTACAGTTCATTGATATCCACATAAAAAATAGTAAATGTATACAAAAAGTACCAACTGCATTCTGTAAGAATCAAAACAAACTAGATGCTAAGTATTCAGAATATACAGAAGATGGATATGAAGGCCAGATGGTTAGAAACGATGCTCCATACGAAAACAAAAGATCTAAGAATCTTCTTAAAAGAAAAGAATTTATCACTGAAGAATTCAACGTGGTAGAAGTAATGGAAGGTCAAGGTAACTGGGCAGGATATGCTAAACACTTTAGATTAGAACTAGGTGATGGAAGAGAATTCAAGAGTGGAGTAAGAGGTAACTTTGAAACATTAAAAGAACTACTCGAGCAAGAAGAAAAGCCTTCCTGGGTTACATGTAGATACTTTGAAAAAACACCAGACGGTATACCCCGCTTTCCGGTTGTAATTGATTGGGGAACAGGCGAGAGAACAGACTAATGATTATAGTAGATTATTCCCAAATTGCACTAAGCAATATAATAGTACAGAAGATAGATGACAAAGATATAATTAGGCATATGATCCTAAATTCTTTGCGTATGTATAATAAAAAATATAGAGCAGAGTATGGACAAATGGTTCTAGCTTGTGATGGATTTAATACCTGGAGAAAAGATTTCTTTCCAGAGTATAAAGCAGCACGTAAAAAGAATAGATCAGCTAGTGATTTAGACTGGACTTCTATATTCGAATCTTTGAATGAAGTAAGAGAAGAGATTAAAGCTAATCTACCATGGAAAGTTATTCATATGGATGGATGCGAAGCAGATGATATCATTGGTACATTAACCCATCAAACCCAAGAGTTTGGTCAACATGAACCAGTAATGATTATAAGCTCTGATAAAGACTTTATTCAATTACATAAATTTAACAACGTAAAACAATTTAGCCCAATACAAAAGAAAGCTGTTACAAATCCACACCCTATAACATATAAGTGGAATCATATCATGCGCGGCGACGCAGGCGATGGCATACCTAACATATTATCTCCAGATGATACCTTTATAACCGAACAACATCAAACACAATTAAGACAAACTAGAGTCGATGAATGGATAAATAACTTAGACAACTTAAGAGAATCAATGGGTGATGATATTTACAGAAACTTCCAAAGAAATCAAACATTAATAGACTTTGAATATATCCCAGAAGCCATCCAAAAAAATATCATAAATACATATAACGAGACAAAACCTGCACCAAGAATGAAGGTATTGACTTACTTAATAAACAAACGATGCAATCAATTGATTGAATGCGTAGAGGAATTTTACAATGGCTAAATTATTAATCCCTGAAGTACTAGAATTAGTATCAAAGGCAAAAACCAGAAAAGAAAAAGTTGCGGTATTACAAAAACATAATCACCCAGCTTTAAAAGATATTATTAGAGTCGCTTGCGATGATGACGTAGTATCTTTATTACCAGAAGGTACACCACCTTATAAAAAAGACGATGCTCCAATAGGATATAGCTCTTCAACTTTATATAAAACCCACAAACAATTTAAATACTTCTTTAAAGGACCAATTGGAAATCAAGTAAATCCAGTCCGTAGAGAAGGAATATTCATTGGAGTATTAGAAATGATGCATCCAAGTGAATCAGATCTATTATGTCTAGCAAAAGATAAAAAGCTAGATTTAGATCCTGAATTTTATAATTCGGTTTTTCCAGGGTTAATTGTTAAGGTTCATAAACCTAAAGCAGTTAAAAAAGCAACAACAAAAACTAAAAAGGAGAAAAAGCCTATGAAATAAACTCTTAATTATGTAATTTTAACCGACAACAAAGGGAGATGATATGATTACATCCGAGCGACTTAAGAAAGATCAAAGAGAAGCGTTTCGCTATAAAAGGCGATTAAGGGAGAAAGGGAAAGATGGCAAAGCTTTTAGAATGGGAAAAAAAGCAATAAATCTAACTCATCACATTCGAGAATTACAAACAATAGGAGGATAGATTATTAGGGGAAGCCCTGGTAATACTAGGGCTAACCCACAATTATGATGACAACAAGCACAGAATTACACATGTACCAAAGAGAAGAAAGAATGGCAAAAGTCTTTCAAGCTTACGAAGGTTTCTACGTAGAATTTTATAAAAATAACGTTATGGTAGAAAGAAGAGAAATGTATACTCATAACGAAGAATACGCAGAAAACGCTGCAGAAAATTACGTCGACGGAGTAATGCAACTAAATGGCTAAAGAAAAATTCGATCCAAAAGAGATCGCGAATTCCAAAAGAATATTTAAATCAGCAACACCAAAATATACACTTGATTGGTATGTTAAATGGGTTGCTAGTTTTTTTGTCTTATGTGGAATGTCGATTCGAGGTGTAGATGGTTACGCATTTTATGATGTAACATTTTCTCTTATCGGCGTTAGTTTATGGTCAATAGTTAGTATCATATGGAACGACAGAGCTCTAATACTTTTGAATGGCATTGGAGTAGCTTTACTACTTAGAACAATAATTGAAATGATTTAGGGGTTTACAAACCTTTTAAACTATGGTATAATATACATTATGAATATCTTTATATTAAATAAAAATCCGGTAATAGCAGCACAAGAACAATGCGATAAGCATGTTGTTAAAATGATCTTAGAATCTGCGCAAATGCTATCTACTTGCCATCGTATGCTCGATGGTTCCGAAACAAGAAAACCTTCCAAGTCTGGAAAAACAATGTCCAAATACTGGGTACTTCCCGATGACAATAAAGAATCTGTTATGTATAAAGCAGTTCATATGAATCATCCATGTACTGTTTGGACTCGTGAATCCCACGAAAACTACAACTGGCATTACGAACACTTTGTCGCTTTATGCGAAGAATATACCTACAGGTATGGCAGAGTACATGCAACAGATGCTAAACTTAGAATAATGTTAAAAGAATTACCAACTAATATACCAATGATAGATCAAACACAATTTAAATTGGCTATGGAACACGAGCCTCAGTGCAAACTTCCATGTCCAATAGAATCCTATCAAAGATATTATGAAACCAAACAAGTTAATTTTAAAATGGCTTGGACAAAAAGAAATAAACCGGAGTGGTTCAATGCCTACGTATGATTTTAAAAACCTAGAAACAGGTGAAATAGAAATCGATAGAATAATGACTATTGCCCAGATGGAGGAATACGTTAAAGATCCTAACATTACGCAACTTATATCTACATCTAAGAATAGTATAATTAGTAACACAGATGGTGCAGTATTAAAAACTGCAGGCGATGGTTGGAAAGAAGTTCAAGATAGAATTAGATCTGGATTACCTCCGGCAGATAGAGGATTAATTAATACTAAATGATCGATCGAGGTAATGATAAACAGTGGCAAGATAACTCAGATGGATGGGTTACTGCTATGACTAAGTCAAAAGAAAAGAAAGAAGCTAAATTTTTGGAAGCTTGCGACCATGATGATTTTGAATGGTGTGAAATATGCCAATATGATAACCAAGGTGCGGAATACATTACAAATTTTAAAAATATAGATGAGTCAAATAGATAAATTAGAATATGCAAAAGTGCATAACGAAGAAGGACATTTCCAAGAATATTGTCACGGAACATATGAAGAAATAGAATTCTATTGTGAACAAAAAGGATGGTATGTCGATAAATATTTCGATCATGTTAATCCTTCTACAGTTCAAAAAGGATTTAGATACATTGGAGCTGGTGTTGATCCAGTAGAATTACAAAGAGGATTTAATTATGAAAAGGCTGAACCAATTATTGATGATTCCTGGTAGAATTTTAAATCGATTCTTTGAATGGAGTTTTCAACGAAATGCAAATAAACAATTCCGTAAGCACGATGTTACTTACCGGGATGGAGATAACACATGATAGAATTTGATCCAATAGAAATAAATACAGATTTAGAACAACATACTAAAAAATCTGGTAGGTATTATACTGACCCAGATGGTAATAGATACTATTCTGTTACAACCGTACTTTCTATATTAAATAAAGCAGCTATAATGGCATGGCGCAAGCGCGTAGGCGAGGTCGAAGCCAATCGAATAAGTAGTACAGCTGCTACACGTGG